CGGCATCAGTCAACCTTGCACTCCTTGTGCCGGCTCAGGTTCTTCGGATCCTGCCAGTAGTTCGGATCCTTCGTCTCCTTGATCTTGCCGTGGTAAAGATGCGCGGGAACCGCATGCGTCTGCTTGAACGTGCCACGCTGGCCTCCAGCATCGCGGATCTCCGTTCTTCGTTGATCGATATGCTGCTTGAACTGATGCTCGATCTGCTCGGGGCTGCCTCGATCGAATCCGCTCGCAACCCTGCTCCCTTCGGAGATGTCGTTGTGGTCGCGGCACGCTGAGGTGTCGAGCATGGGCGCGTCCTGCTGCCAGTCGCGTTCCATCTTGGAGCGACACACCTTGCAGCGGACTGTCTTCGGCGGCCCCTTGGCCATGGAGATCTGGATCTCCGCGCGCAGGCCACACTCGCACTTGAAGCTGTAGATCATCGTCGTCCTCGAACCACCAGACGCTTGCGACCGCAAGGTCTCTTTCGTCCGCCTCAGCCAAAGCCCTTGGGCACGATGTTCTTGACCACCGTGTAGCCGCAGTTCTGATTCGTGCAGCGGAGCGTTAGGCGAATCGCCGAACGCTCCGCTCTCACGGGACTCAGGCACTTGATGCAGGTCCGTTCAGCCATGATAAGATCCTCGATCATCATGGCAGCCGCTAGATACGCACCCAACGGTCTCTGCCGCAGAGGCCACCTCATGTCTGGAGATAACCTCCGCCGATCCGATGACCGTTGGCGTTGCAGAAAATGCCTCTCCATCAACCGAAACAAGAGACGTGAGAACCACCTCCGATGGGAGAAGCGGAATCCAGAGCAAGCCAAGCATTCCCAGAAGAAGGCTCTGCTGAAGCGACACTACGGAATCACCGTCGAGCTGTTCAACGAAGCCTTTACTCGACAAGCCGGTCTGTGCCCGATCTGCCGAAAGGCCCTCGGCGGTCCGGTCCGTGGCCCGCTGCATCCTGTCGTGGATCACTGTCATAACACTGGTGTCTTTCGAGGCATTCTCTGCAACAAGTGCAACAGAGGCATCGGACTGCTAGAGGACGACCCGGCTCGATGCCGGGCCGCCGCTAGCTACTTGCTTCAGGGACAACCGGAAACTCCGACGCACAAGCCGTCGATGTAGCCGATGGCGTTGGGCGCGAGCACTTCGAGCGTGCCCTCCCACTCCACCATGCCCTTCGTCGAGCTGCCGATCTTCGCGAGCTCCACGGCCAGCACAGGACGCAGCACGGCGATGCGGAGCTTGTTCTGCTCCGCGAAGCTGATGCGATCGTTGCGCTGGTAGCGGTGCAGGTAGATCCGCTGCGTGCCGAAGTCGGACTGGTAGAAGTCCACCGTGTTGATGACGGTCCGGTCGGCGACCGGGATGTTGTAGCGGACCTGCGAGTTCGGGTTGAGCGTGAGGTTGCTCAACGACCGCTTCTGCGCAGAGTTCGCCCACATCGTGTCCGTCATGGCTCCCTTCTCCCACATGGCTTCCAGGTGGGAATTGAGGATGCACTCCGTGATGCAGTCCTCCGGCGAGCTGCCGGTGACCGTGGTCACGGTGCCCATCTCGTCAGGGCCGAGACCGAGCGTCGTCGCGCACGTCGGATCGCTCGCTGCCGCGAAGGCATAGAAGCCATCCATCTTGCGCGGCAGCACGCCGCCGCTGTTGCCCTGAGCCGTCTGGCTCTGTCGCTCGCTGTGCACGAGCGCGAACTCGATGAAGCGTGCGAGCTCCATCGTGGCCTTGCGAAGCTGGTAGACGTATTCGTCCCTGATCCCAGCCGTGTTGATGTCACGCTGCGTATCCGACACGTCGAACGTGCGACGGATGATGTGCGTGAGGTTGCACAGACGCTTGCGCGGCACGAGAGGATCGAACGTCGCGTCCGAGCCTTCCGGCGTTGCCTGCACGTCTGCATTGCCAACGTCGGGGTCACCGAAGCTGGCGAGGATGTCCACCAGCCACTCGTGGCTGATGTTGTTGGCGGGCACCTTCTCGAATCCCGAAAGGAACAGAGTGTCCATCGGGCTGATGTTGGTGATGATGTCGAGCAAGTCTTCCCGGTTACCCGTTCCGACATCGAACGAGTTCAGGACTGCGGTGTTCGCTACGAACGGCATCTGGCTGTCTTGGGTTTGGGGTTCCCAACAGCCCGCCGCGAACTACGCGCCGCCGAGTCGCTTCTTCAAGTGCTCGTCGATCAGCTTCAGTCCTTCCTTTTGCTTGGCGGGGTCCGTGTCGCGTCGCAGTGCTGCGATGCGTCGGGACTCCTCCACGAGCTCATCTTCGGACCTTGGCTGGACGGGCCTCGCGGGAGCGAAGCGGGCAGTGCCTAGCTCACCACCCCCAGGGGGGAGGGTTGGCGGAACTGCTGGCGCGCGAGACGCCGTTCGCACTCCCAACTCTTCAGGCTCGGCGATTGCTCGGAATGCTTGTTCGATCGAACAGCGAGGGTTGCTCGCTCTGAATTGCTCGATCAGTGGGGCGTGAGTGTGGTAGTCGAAAGCCGGATACTTTCGCGCGATCACAGCCATCTCTGACTGAATCGCCGATTGTGACAGGCTCGCGAGGGTTGGCTGGATCCTGCCCAAGATCCGCTGCTCCATCGCATCCATGCGCTCGGCTATCCGAGCGTCCGCAAGGACTTCAGCTCTCGTCGTCGGATCGAGATGATCGATGTTCGCTTGCAGCATCTCTTGATGCTGCTTCTCCAGGGCTGTCAACCGCTGCTGAAACTGCGTTGCAGTCTCGGTAGCGGTCTTGCCCATGGCGAGTGCTTCCGCGAGATCTCGTTCCTTCTGACGAAGCTGATCTACCAGCTCCTTGATCCGCTGCTCTGCTCTGGAAGAAGTTGGTTCTGCTGCTGGTGGCGGGGTCGTGTCCGGCGGCGGCTCATCGGCCTGGATATCCTCGGCGCGTTGGCCAGCTCGACCGACAGGCGGGGGCTGGACAGCCGCCTCGCGGCGACGCTGTTCGAGCTCCAAGGCTTGTCGTGCATAGCTGCCCTGCGGAGGAAGAGGTGCAGGCGGCCTACCGTTCGAATCGACTACAACAGGTGCCCTGTCGGGCAACTCTCGTCCCTTGCCCTTGAGGCTCTGCCTCAGAGCAAGAGCCGCACTGTCGGCTCGCGCATCGAAATCTGAAGATTGTTCTCCAGGTTTGGTCATTTGATCTCTCTCAGGCCACGACCCCTGAACTCAGTGGACGCTGCTCGCGAGGCAGCAATACAGCGGTCCGGTTTGATGTCTGGATCCGATGGCAGTTAGCACATCGAACCTCACATTTTCGGATTTCGATCTTCAAGTCCTTCATCGACCGACTCACGGAGTTGGCGATTTTGAACTTCTTGGTGCCACGAACATGATCGAAGTCCAAGGCAGCCGGATGAGCCTTGTAACCGCAATCAACGCATCCAAGTTTCATCTTCACACGAGCGAGGAATCGTCTTCCTCTTGAGTTTCTAGCTGCACACGCTCTCAAGACCTTCTCTTGGTTGTTCCGGTAGGACTTCAACCTAGTGAGGTTCGTGCACTTCCTGCACTGCGAAGCTAGCCCATCAGAGTGCCATCGATTCTTTCCGAAGCACTCTGACGGCTGCTCCATTCGACACTTCGAGCAGACCTTCACTCGTGCTCAGGTCTTGATGTTGTCGTCGCCGTAGCCGAGCGACGGATCCTTCCACAAGTTGTTCATCTGCGTAGCGGGGTGACCGCTGCGCGTCTTCGAACCCATCGCGTCGATGGTCTTCGACATCCCTGCCCCGCGATCGAGCGGAGTTCGCTGTTCGCCGGTCTTCGCTTGCGCGCCGCCGGCACCTTCGCAGTTGTGACACGTTGCTGAATCGCTCATGGCTTGCTCTCTGGTTCAGGTTGCTTGGGCCTACGACGTTGTGTCTCGGCCAGTGCAGTCTTGCAGTCCTGGAGCTCCTTTGCAAGAGCCTCAGTCACGGTCGGCTTCGTCAGCAGGGCTAGGACGCTCTCCAGGCCGCGCACCCGACCCCTGCATTCTCGAAGACCGATGTCCGTAAGTGTGTCGTCGCCAACGAGTTTCTCCCTGGCCAGCGCATGCATCGCCTTGAGTGCGTTCAACACCTCTGTGAAGCCTGGGGCATGGCGGATCGATTCGGTTCTCGTCGCCACATCCACCTGAGCCTGGAGCTCAAGGCAACGTCGCTGGAGCTTCTCAACCTCGATCCTCTCACGTTCACGGACGTTCCAGAACTGGTCCTCGCCCATGATGTCTTCGGCACGCATCTGCATCAGGCTGCTCCTGGGTTCGGAGCTTGGCTCATGCCGTTGCTCTTCGCCTCACCACCTGGGCCTCCCTCGCCACGCTCGGTCTCATTGTTCCTGACCTTCGGAGACTCAGGGCCTTGGCCGGGTCCCCCGGCTCCTCCGACCGGCGAAGGCTGTCCGCCGCCGCCTCCACCACCACCCTTGAGCAAGCCCATCTGCGTGCCCACCTGGGCCACCTGCATGAGCATGTTCTCCTGCTGCATCTGTCGCTGTTCGAGCTTGAAGTAGTGATCGGCAACGTGCGCGCGAGCTCGCGCGGCCGTTCCAGGAGATCGTTGTTCGAGCATCTTGAACCGCTCGGACGCGACTTCCTCCATGTGGCTGATGATGTGCCGCATGTCGTTGTCGTCCTTCTTACGCGGCGGCACGTTGCCGTGATACCACAGCTCGTGCTCCTGGCTCGGGGTCAGCACGTTGATCTCGTCGGGGATCGTGATGATCTCATCGACGTTGCGAAGATCGAAGCCGTGCTCTAGGATCATCGCGAGCAGTCGCGGCGCGTTGACCGCTTGCGGTCCATACATCTGGTTGATGATCGGAACTCGATCAAGGATGTTCACGAGCTGCTGAACCTGGGTCATCTTCGTGGTCAGCTTGTGGCTCGCTATCGGCAGAACAAGGAATCGTCCAACAACATCCTGCGGCCTGATGTTGTAGCGGTCCTGGTAGCGAAGGCCGACCGGACCCAGTTCACGGACAACCTTGTCGTAGGACATGAACTGCTGGTTGTTCCATGCCATCTGATCGAGCATTGGAACTTCGATCTCCTGCTCATACGACTCGATCATCGGCACGAGACGGAGGTTCGCCTCGTCGATCTCGCTCATGTGCTGTGTCGCAGTCTTGCTGTCGCCGAATGGGTCCTTGCCACCCATCGACGGCGACGTGGCCCCCGACGTTTCGCGAATGTCCACCGTCAGGACGTTCTCGGCCTTGAGCGCAGCATCGCTGACCTGGGGCACGTGGAGAGGAGCGATCGACTTCTCGATGTCGGGAACTCGGATGCCGTGGCCGGGCTCGATAATCATCTGGCCGCCGGGGATGTTGGCGTCGTCAGAGATCATCCACATCGGATTCGCTTCGAGCTGCGTCGCAGTCATCAGCAGGTTGCGCTTCATGTCCTTTTCCATGGACAGGCGCGCGATCATTTCCAGACCGCCGATGCCGTAGAACTCATCTTCAAGACTGATCGGACGCCACGCTTGGTAGGGCTTCTGCTGATGCCAGAACGGACACTGCGTCACGCGCACGACTAGCTGAAGGCTCTTCGGCTCGACCATGACCACGTTGCACAGGCGGGTCGTGTAGCTGCCGTTGTCGTTCTTGATGACCAGCGGACCCCACCAGTCGATCACCTCGTAGTGCGGGACGTGAGGAGCCCACGACGCTTCGCGAGGATCGAAGACCCCGTAGCTGTAGCTCTTCCTTTCCTTGAACTCGTCACCGAACGACGTGTCCTTGCCGCCTGGGAAGTCCTTGAGCTTCTGGAGATTGATCCAGTGCCGGAGCTCTCCCATCATCTTGACCTTGTAGTCCGGCCAGCCAGAACGGTCGGCCGCCCACTCGGCGTCCTCGATCGAGCTCGCGTTGGGGCTCGTGAGGAAATCGAAGATCGAGACGTTGTTCACCTCGTTACCGTCGAAGATCAACTCCTCTCTCGTGATCTTGTCGAGCTCCAACGTCGTGGCTCCAGGCCAGCTCGGATCTGGTATCCGCTTGGCTGTCCGGTAGGTCATCTCCCCGAGCTCTTGCCGCCAGTAGGTCTTCTGGATCCCTGTTCCGTAGATCAGCCCATCGCGGATCAGTCGCGTGGCCTTTGGCTTGAACCTCGTCTTACGAAGCTGGTCTCGGCAGAGGATCTCCTGCATCAAGGCCGAGTCGTCGTGCTCCTCTTGCTCCCCGTAGAACTTGAACCATCGATCTGTCGCGAACAGGGTTCGCAAGATCTTCGGTAATAGAGTTTCAACGATCTTGAAGGGCTCGGGGCTGTGCAGCTTCGCGCGCCCGTAGGTGTAGGTGTCGAGTGACTCTCCTCGGTAGAGCCGGTAGAGGATCAGCCACTTGTTGCGCAGGAACTCCATGACGTTGAACACGTCCTTGAGCCCCGAGAGCACCGCGTCCTTGGCCTGCTCGACGACGAACTCGTTGTCCGCCAAGTTCGGGTAACCAACGCTCTCCGCGTAGAGCCGAGCTTGCTGTTCGATGTTCGTGTCCTGCTCGAACGCATCCTCGGTCAGCGTGTAGGGGCCTTCTATCGGCTCGGTCCCCTTACGCGGCTTGTAGGTCCCCATGCCTCGCTGCGCCTGCCCGCCGATACCCGTGCGAGGGTTCGGCGGCGACGCAGGGGCCATGTTCGTGGAGTTACCGAGTTCGAGTCGGTCGCCCACCGATCACTCTTCCTTTCGGTTGGACTTTGACTTTGACCCGCACGGGTTGCTTTCCATCTGCGTGAACGGGTTGATCTTGTCGAAGTGATCGAAGTCCGATGACTTGAGGATCATGTCGCTTTTGCGGGTCTGGTTCGTGTCCGCTTCGGACGGATACCACTGGTCCTTTACCACGACACCTTTCGTCGATTTCTCGTGCATCGGCAGTCTCCAGGACTTCGTAGACCGGACCGGTCCAGCCGGGCCAGAGCCGAGCTCGGCCCGGCCAACGAGACTCATACCACTTCAGCCAGTCGATGGCACGGGCCGGGTCGTTGTAGAAGCTGCGTTTGCCTGTTGCCGGGTTCTCCAGCCCGAAGAAGTAGCCGGTGCCGTTCACCAGCGTGAAGCCCAGGCAGTAGATCGGCGAGCATCCCATCAGGTGCGCCGTCTGGATCATGTAGCACAACGAGTTACCACCCGGATGGTAGGGCTGCCGCATCGAGCTCGGCATGAATGGCGGCGTATGCTGGCGTTGGATCCTGCCCTTCCCGTCGCGCGTGACTGCCTTCGGTTGCTGAATGAAGATCTCACTCACTGGCCACTTCCGCCTCCCCACCACGCGCAGCATGTGCGATCCGGCAACCGAGTAGGGGCCGCCGCCGAAGAGTCGTTTGCTCGCTACGACAACCAGGGAGTCGGGACATCGAGCGAGTCGCTCTCGCTCGGACTTCCAGACGTTGATGTCAACGACATGCCATACGCTGGGGACCAACGCTCGGAGCGTCCAGTTGCTTCCGATGACGATCTCGCCAGCAGCAGCGACAAGTCCTGTGGACTCAAGTAGGCCGCCGGCTCCCCCAAGAAGGAATGCTGGCTTGCCCGTTCCAATCCCATCAAGCCAACCCGGATCAGCACTTCCGCCGCGCGGTGCGCATAGCTGTGCCGCCTTGAAATCAGGTAGGAGCATGCATCACCGATCTTCTCGGCTTCGTCGGGGTGCTTCAAGTAGTAGAGCACGAGCTCTACGAAGTGATCGGGGTCCTGCGCGCGAGGAGCCATCGGGAACAAGCGTGCGAGCTCGCTTCGGTGGTCATCGCTGACCACGCATGTTCCGCAAGCTGCCATCTCCAGGAATCGAGGGTTGACGTGCGCCGCAGGCAGGTTCGCATCGTTCCAGAACCCGGTTCCTTCTCTCTTCGGCATCTGCCGGCAGAGTTCGATTCCTTCTGGAACGTGCATCGCTCTCGGCCTGCCCATCACCCGCTTCTTGTAGCACTCGTTGGTGATCTCAGGAGCTCGATGCACGTTGAGCCCCACAATGCAGCTCGCGTAGTGCTTCGGGTGGTCTTGCAGGGCTACCCACTTCGGATCGTTCTTCCCCACGGTCTTGAAGAACCTGATGTCCGCGCCATCCACGAGCCGCTCAATCGGCTTGAGCCAGTCGAGTCGTGGAATCAGCGTAGCGTTACCCAAGAAGAACGCAGGCACCTGCCGCCCGGCGTAGGGTCGTCGCGCAAAGTGAACCACATCGACGCCGGGCGGCAAGTAGAAGACGTTGTTGCGGTCCTTCCTCGATCTTCGATGAACCTCAACCGTGCACGGGTCCATCGTGAAGACGTAGCCGAACCTCGGGCTATAGCGAGCCGTCTCACCTGACTCGTAGGGCTCGTCGCAGAGATAGACCGCAGTCTTGATCCCATCCTTGCGGAGACGGACCTGGAAGTCCTCGTTGCTCGCCGCGCGGCCGTGGTGGCACCACACGAGGTGAGGCTTCCACCGGGCAATGTGGTCGGCGATCTGCTTCGCCGTGCCCGGCATGCGCGTGCTCCGGTAAGGCGAGCTACCAACCGAGACGATCTGCCGCAGCACGCTGATGTCGAAGATCTGAACTTCGCAGCCGATCGCCTCAAAGCCACGCTTCCAGCCAGTCCGGTAGTCATCGCTGTAGATCAGCCGGCTGTCATCGGCGATGGCTACGCGGAACTTCTCGGTTGGCCCTACTCCGATCTTCCTAGCTACTGGCTGCAACCTTCGGCCTCCAGAGCTCGTGGTCGTGATGTTCGATCTCCGTGTAGCTCACAGCCGGCACATGCCATGCCGAACCACCCTGGGCATGCACAGCCTTCGACCAGAAGACGATCGGATCCACCGACCCGAATGGAGTCATCTTGCGCGCGTAGCTGGTCTGCACCACAGCGAACCGGCATCCCTCCAGCGGAGCTCGATTGTGAGGCCGCTTCACCGGGTAGTGCGTGGTGCTCTTCGTATCGGGGTAGAAATCCACGATGCCAGTGATCGGGTCACGGTCGAAGATCTGCTTGACCTTGCCGAACCACTGCCGGTCCAGCAGTCGGGTCTCCGGGCCGACGATCGCAGTGAGCTTCTCCACGCAGTCCAGAAGCCCTTCCGCCAAGATCGGGTTGAGCCCCTTGGCCACCCGCTCGTTGGTCAGCCTCCAGGCTGGCTCGAACTCCTGGAGGTAAGCCTGCAATGATCGAAGATCTTCCTCTGCGGCCCCATCCACCAGGACCAAGGCGCGGAACGGAACGTCCGTGCAGGCCCGCAGCGCATCGAGGCAGTCAGGGACGAGCTGGAGGTTCTGATGGGGCACCGGCACTAGCACGTCGAGCAAGGTTCACGTCCTGTTGTTTGGCACCCTCGCGGCCGATGGTGCGTTTCTGGCATCGGATCGAACAGAAGACCACTATCCGGCGGCCCGCGCGCATGCTGGCTCGCACAGGCCCGGAAGGCAAGATCACATCACGCTGGCAGCCCCGGCAGGGCACCACGACTGTATCGCCTCCAGCTTCGACGCTCACAGCAGCCACCCTTTGGCCTTCGGAGGAAGGGGCGGGAGCTCGCTCGCCGGCACGATGATCTTCGTCTGCTCTTCGTCGGACCACTCTGGAGCCCCGAGCTCGGTCTTGGCTGGATCGAGCACCTTGCGCCCAGCTCGGACGCCACCTTGGTTGGCCACGAGCTCCTTGGACTGGAGTAGCTGCTCCTTCGTTCGCGCGTTGAATCTGTATTCGTCTTCCGGGGCCGAATTGTAGGAGATCGAAGTCTTCGAGAGCTGCTCGATTCCGTTCTGGACGGCGTTCTGGACTGCGAACATCACCTGCTCGATCCAGTCTGTCTGTCCGAACTTCGCGATCAGGATTTCCCCGGTAGCCGCTGCTGCTGCGGTGGCCTCCGGAAGAAATTGCCTTCTTGGCTTTGCTGTGTTCCGGGTGACCGCTGGTCGCTCGCCGATTTGCTTCGCCATAGTTCGTTGGTCCCTAACTGGTCCCGCCGGACGTGATCGCGTGCCGGGTAACCATACTCAGGATTGAGCTTGCCGTCGATGATCGTTGGTTGATGTTTGATGACCGTGGCCATTCGCCAGCCGGGCGGGGGTGCTGGAGCGATCCATTTGCCTTCCTTGTCCTTCTTATCGAGATCGGAGATCGCATCGGGGATGTCGTCGTGGTCGCTGAACGGCCACTCGGTCATCTCCGCGAACATGGGAGCCCACTTGCGGTGCTGCTCCTTGAGGCTCCTGGCAAACCAGATCGTGCCACCACGGAAGCGTGGCTCGGCTGCCTCGATGCGCATGTCCTTGATCTCCTGGTTGCGGCCCGCCACCTTGATGATCTTCGGGTGGATGAACGTCTGCCGGCGGATCTCCTCGAAGAGCGAAGACAGGAGTTCCGCGTGCGCGGTGTCCTCCAGCACCATGCCCTTCAGGTTGAGGGGCTGGTAACGATTCCACAGGTCGCAGGCGATGCGCACAGAATCACTCGGCTTCCATCTCCCAACGTAAAAGTCACGCACGTATGCCGCTCGGTTGCAGTCGAGCGAGACGATCCAGAACGCTGTGCGGTCCGCCTTGCCCTTCTTCTTCTCTTCCGCGATGAATGCCCAGTCCGTGAAGATGTAGGTCCACACGTGGCTCGGGATGTCGCGATCTTCGATGACCCTGAAGTAGCTCGGCTTGAAGATCTTCTCATCGTCGGTAGTAGGCTTGTTCTCGTAGTAGCAGGCGAACTGGCGCGGGGGCATGATCGCCTTCTGCGCCGCGATGAATGCCTCCGTGAGACGACCGGGGAAGAACAGCGTGTTGTCCGGGTTCCTCCACGAGTGGATCGACACCTCGAACAAGTCGCGCATGCTCTTGTTCTTGAGCAGCGTGCAGTAAAGATCCGCGTAGTGGTGCAGCGTGCCGATCATCAAGATGCGGCAGCCTGGATCGAGCTGCGCCATCATCTCACCGAACCAGTGCCACGTGGTCTGGATGCCTTCGACGGTCTTGGTGTTCTCCTGGGACACCACGTCGTCCATCACGATCAGATCCCAGTGCGAGCCCGTCCAGACTTCACCGCAGCCAGCCGCGAGCAGCGTCGGCTCCTTCGCGTGCGTGATCGTGCGCAAGGCCGACGTGAACTCGCCGCTGCCTTCCTTCCAGTCCTTGCCCTTGTGCACCCCGAAGCGTTCTCTGAACCACTCCGAGTTGATGATCTTCATCGCCTGCCGCACGAACTTCTTCGCCTGCTTGCCCGTCTCGGAGGCGACACAGATGCGGATGTTCGGGTTGCGCGCGATCTCCCAGCACACCAATCCAACATCGAAGACCGCAGACTTGAACGAGCCACGCGGCCACAGCACGAGCTTGTAGGTGAAGATCCCTCGATCGCTCTGCGGGTCAGCCTTCCACTTCCACGTCAGGATCTCGTGCGCGCCCTTCCCGTGCGGATACTGCTGCGCGTCTGGAGCTGCGCCACAGTCGCGCACGAAGTCCAGGAAGCCCTCTTCGGTCTTGTAGTAGGCCGCTTCCTCTTGAAGCCGGTAGCTGCGGAGCTCCTCCGGCGACAGGTTGGCTAGACTGTCGGGTAGAGCTGCTTCCATGGGAACCGGAGGTTGGGTCCCTTGTGCTTCTGGACCCACTTGCGCCAGCCCCCGCAAGCCTTCGCCTGCGCCACCTTCTTCAACCGGATCTTCCGGTTGTGCTTGTTGCTGCGATCGAGGCTGGTGACCATCGCGTCGGGGATGCTAGCAACCCCGTGGAAATGCGCAAACAGGTCCGGTCGATCCTCGATCTTGTAGTGGGCTCGCAGCACGTCAAGCATCTGCACGTCTGACCAGCCCTTGTGGCCCGCAAAGTCTTCGTCGTAACCACCTACGGCGAAGAAGTCGTCACGGTGGATCAGGTAGGTGTTGGGGCTGGTCATGTCGAGCTTGCCGCTGCTGACGTGCTTCAGCCCATACTTCAGCACATGGCCGCGCCGCAGCTTCGCTGCTGCCAGCAGCATGCGTCCCATCGTCGGTCCGTCGAACACCATGTCCGGGTCGATCATCAAGCAGTGCCCCGAGCTCACGTGCATCCCGAGGTTCCGCGCTCCCATCTGGTTCCACGGAATGTCCTGCTCGACGCGCAGCAGCTTGCAGCCCTTCAGGCCAACCGTCATCGCTTCGATCTCGCGCGGATCCACTGGAGGCTTCCCGCAGTCGTCCACTACCACGAGGTTCAAGCGTTCCTGCGTGTCCACCGAGTAGCAGCGAATGCGGTCCAGTTGGTAGGCCAGCATCGCCGGCTGGCCATACACAGCCATGATGATCGTTAAATCGATCATCGAGGAACCTTCTTGAAGATCATCAACCACCTCGCGTGGCGGCACGACGACTTCAGCAGCTCCCAGCCCTTGAACTTGTCGATCACTGCGCTGACGACGTTCTGACGCACTGCGTGCGCGTCGTGACGATCAGGGACGGCCACGACCACGAACGACCGGGCCACCTTCTGCGCCTTCTCGATCGTCGCATCGAAGTCGGCGACGTGTTCGAGCACGTCACAGAGCAAGACCGCTTCGTAAGCGTCATCGAGCTCGCTGTCGATCGTGCCGTGGCGGATCTGGTTGCCCTTCTTCTGTCCGATCTGGACCGCGATCTGGTCGATGTCCAAGCCAAAGCAGTGGTAGTTGACCGCTTCGAGCTGCGACATGATGAGCCCCTCGCCACAGCCAACATCGAGGATCCCACTGAATGGGGCCACGAACCGCTCGATTTCATGCACGAGATCGGTCACGTGATGATGGTAAGGCGATGATCGATCAGCGAAATCCTGGTAGTGGTAGTCACCAGCCATGGCGTATTTCGAAGTCATGTTCCATGTCTCCTGAAGCTCAACAGCTTGTTGTTGTAGATGTCCTTGTCGATCGTGTGAACTCGCTTGAGGCTGTGCCGCATCTTCCAGATCACGAAGGGGAACCAGATTTGGTCTCGGGGCACCTCTCGGCACATGGTCCAGACCATGACCATCGCGAACTTCTGGATCGCGTTCGCGTGCGTCCGGCGCGCAACCATGCCCAAAGCCCACAGTCCGAAGTCGCGCGGGAAGCCTGCCAGCATCAGATGGGAGCGAGCCTTCTGCCCTTCGTCGGCTGTGATCTTCCCACGCTTCACGCACTCATCGATCTCCGCATAGGCACAGGTGCGCCAGGGGTGCTTGAACAGGGCGATATCGGCCTGATCCAGCCACTTCTCGACCGACTCGCGCCATTGCATCTTCGGCGTGAACGACCCGTCCAGGTAGACGCTGGCCATTCCGTTGCGCGGCGGCCACACGAGCTTCTGTTCACGGTTCCAGAGCGTTGCCTCACGCCCCTTGATCCCCACCGGAGGGATTCTCGTCTCCGCGTGCACGTCGTCCTCGGGCACGAGCTTCAGCTTGCCGTTGTCGTAGCCGTCAGTGACAGCCGTATAGACGATTATCGATGATGCCTGAGAGATCATCTTCGCCAAGTTTTGCCATGCCTAATCTCGCTAATCGAAGCCTTGCTGAGACCGTAGAGCTTGGCCAGCTCAACTCCTCTCTTACGACTTCTCCTGATTCGATCAGCTACAGCAAAAGAGATCTTGGCCCTCCCCCTATTGATAACCCGTCTACCTCTCGCAATGCAATCCTGAACGTTCTTCTTCTGGTCCCCCAGCTCTAGATGATCGATGTTCACGCATGAAGGATTATCGCACTTATGAAGAACGAACATCCCATTTGGAATGTCTCCGAAGTGCAGTTCGTAGACAGCTCTGTGCGCTAGCATGTTCTTTCTCTTGCCATGCTTCCACACGTGGCATTGCCCATAACCATTCGGCCTGAACGAGCCTCTCCAAGTGATACAGTTCACGTGAGTCGGTGCGCTCTGAAGAAGTTTCGGATGCGTTGAAGCACTTCAGGCTGCCCAGGCTTGACACCAAGTTCGTTTGCGGTCTGTGCTTTGAGGTGCCTGACGAAGCTGCGAGGCACTACCTTGAATGGCTTGCGCGAAACAAGGCTACGTAGGATGCCGCCGCTCACGTCATCAGAACCGTAGTTCGAGAAGTCCGGATGAAAGAGCGGAAACCCGAACTTCTTCCGGATCTTCTTGATGGTCGCAACCGGCACGAGCCAACAGAACGCACTTACCTGCGAGCTACGTATCGGAGCCTCTTCCACTGGCCCTTCTGCGCGAGCGTCAGGGGACGCTGTGATGTCGGTCGTGGGCGACAGCACGAGATTCCCCTCAACTTCGTTGAGGAGATGCAACAGCCACTTGTGGTCGGGGAACTGAAGATCGTTGTTCAAGACCAGAACGTGCGTGACCGGAGGCTTCACCTTGTCCTTGATCGGGTCGAAGATCTCACGCTGGATCGCTAGGTTGATCGCGCGGCCGAAGCCTTCGTTGGTGTCGTTGAACGCATGCCAGTCCACGAGTCCCCGCTTGATCGCTACGTCGGCTTTGTTGTTGATCGCGATCGTGGTCACATCATCGATGATCTCATGCTTGCACGCATCGAAGGTTTGCAGCATCTCCTCGGTCATCTTCACGAGTTTCTTGCTGCCCGCGTATGCCGTGATCGCAAGGATGTGGAGATCGCTCATGCCATCCACTCCGTGTGCCCGCAGAACGGACACGCTTTGCCACGCTTGTGCTCGGCCTGCTCGGGGAACATCGGGTCCCAGGGCTCGGCAGCGGTGAACTCATCGATCACCTTCTGCTCTTGCCCAGGTGCTACGTAGTTGAGTGGTGCAGGAGCCGACGTTCCCGCCGGCCTCGTGTTGATCGGGATCTCCGCGCGCAGCAGTTGGCCGCGCCACAGCGTCTTCACACGAGCTCGGTGCGCACCATGCCGGACTTCGATCTCGACGGGAACGCTGTAGAGCAGCTTGAAGCCAAGCCACTTCCGCAGCCTAGTCGTCGTCGTCGTAATCCTTGTCGCCAAGCCCTTCAGGAAGTGCCTCACCCTTGTCCTCCAGTTGGGCGAGCTCCTGAACTTCGATCTTCCGTCGTTGTTGTTTGTCACGGAGCTTGTAGAGCCTCTCGATCTCGGCTTTCTGTTCGTCGTCGATCTTGTGGACCACCTCGGTCTTGTTGATCGCCTTGTCCACTATACCGATCGACTGAAGAACTTCGATCTTCTCACGTTCGATTTGCCAGTATGATCGATGATCTCCCGCTGCCACTGCCATCTCCTGCGCGTGTTCGCTCGCAAGCTGGAGCTGGCCTGCGATCGTGTCTAGGCGGATGCCTACGACCTGTTCGCCCAGGCGGCCGGCGTAGATGTTCCAGGTGCGCATCACCTGATCGACGCCGATGCCCAGGTCTCGCGCGATCACCTCGCTCCGGAACCCGTGGTCCCGCAGCGCAGCGATGATCGCGATCTGCTGCACAGGCACCAGCGCAGCGAACCATGCAGCCCGCTCGTCGCGCGGGGTCACCTGCAACGTGCCCCACAAACGCTCCCCGAGATCCTTCAGCGAGTAGCGCGTGGTCACGCCGTCCGGGGCCTTCGGAGGAGTGACCCCAGCCTCGAACACGAGATCCGCGAGCTGCTGCACGTTGAGGCCGGCGGCCGACGCGGCAGCTTCGAGCTGCGCCCGAGCTGCCGGGTTCGCGATCGTGGGAGGTTGCTTCTGCTTCGGCATCAGAACGGAATGTCCTCGTGTCGGTCTGGACCGTTGTAGCTCGGGCCGAGCTCGCAGTCATCCTCCCACCGCATCCTGCGCTCGATCGCTTCCTCGCTCCAGTTGGACGCAACGTTCTCGGAGTGCGTCTGCCACGCGAGGTTCGAAGCTCGATTGTCGAGCGAGTTGTGGTTCAGGTGCGCGCAGTCAGTCTGCTCGGGTCCCGGCACTCCGTGAAATGCCAGACACACGAGCCGATGCACGAAGTGCTTCTCTCGCGCCCCGTTGTGCGTGAGGCAGACGCGCGCAGCCTTGCGTCCATGCCGCTCCTCAATCCAGGGAGCGAGCAGAGCTCCTCGCTTCTCGACGCGCGCACCGACGAGCTCGGCCAGCCAGAGCTCTATCGGCGCGACTTGGTAGCGCGGCGAGACCGAGCGGATCCGGCCTTGGTCGGACGCTTCGTAGCCTTCGTAGCCGGGGATCGCTTTCCAGGCTTCATCACGTTGACCTGAACCTGCTGGATCGTGCCCCTCACGTCGTGACCGACCCACTTCGGCATCGTGCGCTTGATGGTCCATCGGGCAGCTCGATCGTTCATGTCCTTCCGGCGGATCTGACCGAACACGAGAGAGCGGAGCTCCAGGAGCTCGCTGTGGGTAAGAACGGTGTCGCACTCGACAGACAAGATCACGCGGCGGGTCTTCATGTCTTCGATCTTCGAGTCGCGATCAGCGATTGTCAAGCTACCGAATGCGAATCAAGGGCATGGCCACCCTGGTCAGCTCTTCCCAGTCGATCGGCGTCTTGGCCACGACCTTCCTGAGCTGCTTCCAGATCGGGTCGCAGCGGTCGTTCTTGAGCCCCCACAGCACGGCCGCTCGCACGCGAGCATCCTTGGTGGCAATGCCACGCGCCAGCATGCTGAACGCATGGCAGAGGCACTCTCCGCGCTCCTCGCGCGTGCCTGCTCGCCTCGGTGTGGTGTCGTCGAAGATCATGGCCGTGGATCATCGCACGCGATGCTCGCGTTCGCCCTCATACGCACCTCTTCGAGAGCGGTCAAGGCCAGGGAGAGCTGACGGCCTGGGTAGCAGAGCTGGCAGAGCTCATGTGCCAAGGAGTAGCAGAGTGTGCTCACTTCCTCGTGACGGCGGACAGCTTCGGAGTCGCGCGGTGGACGATAGAAGAACCTGCTGTGCAGTTCTTGATCGGTGGGGACCCCGTGCGGATTGCGCGGGGCTGGTGTGCCTTCCTCGGTGCCTTCGGTTCCGTTACCCATTCTTCAGCTCCTCTTCGATCTTCAGTTCATCGATGATCTTGGCGGCCTTGATGCACTGGACGTAGGTGGGCTTCACCTGCTCGATGGTCGCCTTGCCCTTGGCGAGCGCATCCTTCCAGCACTCCATGAACAACATGAGCCCGAGCTTCTTCTGACCTTCGGTCAGCTTCGCATCGGGCGTCCAGATCTCAGTCGGCGTCGCCGGCTGCTTAGGTTGCTTTGGCATCGATCGTCTTCTTCGGCTTCGCCGCGATGACCACGGTCGGCTTCTGGACCACCGTGAGCGACAGGATCTCGCACGCGCGGAAGATCATCACCTGCTTGCCAGCGAGCGTGTCTCCCGATTCGTTGCGGATCCACTTCAAGGCATCGGTGGTGTCTTTGAAGGTCGGGATCGTGGGGATGGGCACCAAAGCTCCCTGTGGGAGCTTTTGCCCAGCCCCAATGATCTCGTAGATGCAGTAGTCGCCGCCCGCAGCTTCGAGCACACGTTTCCGTTGCCCGCGCGCCGGCACTTTCTTCTTTCCTTCGGAGGGGACGGGGATGGACTCGCCGGTCGGCGCGTCCAACGGTTCGGCTTGCTTGCTCATTCGGCCGCCCACTGTATCTCCGATTCATCGAACTTCAATGCACGAAGTTCGCTCTTCGTCCAGGTCTTCGGATGCTCCTGGCTCCATGGCGCAGAGACCGGGCAGGGCTGTTGCGGCCGTTCCGGGTAGAGCTCTGTGTCCCATTGCAGTGTGCACCTCTTGCAGAACACGTAGCGTCTCGGCCTTCCAGGCCGCATGTGATTGAAGAGATCATGTCCCTTCGTTGTGTGCGAGCGGAGAGCCACGCGCGGCTCCAGGTCCACCTCGCAGCTCTTCCGTGGTCGCCCCCTCTTGGGATACTGCTCCAGACGTTCCTTGACCCACTGCTTGTCAGGGGTGCTCTCTGCCCACCAGTCCGCGAGAAGAGCGATCATCACCTGGAAGCCGATCGCGTTCGGCTTGTAGAGGTGCATCGCTCCGATCTGTTCCTTCAGCTTCACGATGCGTTCATGAAGTTGGCTGTTGAAGTGGACCCCTGTGGTGGAGACAGCCATGGTCACCTCGTCCACGACGGTCGGCCTTTCCCTGGGTGTAGGCCGAACAGGTCTCGGAGCTCGCTGCCACCCGGCGGCTTCTGCAACCAGTGGTTGAACAGCACGACCAGGAACACCTCTGGCGAGCTCCATCCCTTCAGGAAGACTCCCAACTCGTCCAGCCGCTCCATCTCGTAGGTCATCTCCTTCCACAAGCTGTCGCTGACCTGGATCGTCCGGAGACCTTCGCGTCGGGGAGGAAGCATGCCCGAGATCTACCACAATCGGTAGCACAGTGCAATGTTTAGTCCCATTAGCTTACAGCGCCTTCGCGTGCGTGGGTGAGTGCGTGCCGCGTTTGCGCGCCCCCACTCCCCCTACACACACACACACACACACAATAGCACTGAATACAGACATATAGAATGATTGGACTATGGGATTGATTGCGTTGAGGGGTATCAGGTTTTCGGGGAAAAGTTGGGAAATCCTCCAGAGGTGAGAGGGTGCCTCATTCACCCCGGCAACGCCGAGGGACCCGCCCCGTCCGGGTCTCGCACCCGCCGCAACACCCGATGTCATCGACACTTGCGCGCGCGATCGCGCGGAGAGAACGGACGCACGCAGCTCGGGGAGACGAGCTCGCAGCATCGCCTTGCTTCAGCAT